GTGGCATCATCGGGCAATCTTAGAAATGCTGTAGCGAGTAAATCTGTACCAGTCCCTCCATCTATTAAGTAATCAGCCCCCTTAGCACTACCACCAAGACTAGTTGTAGTGCAACAGATGAACGCATCCATTTTCAAGCCACTTCCACCTACTGCTTCGTTTTTGCAATAGACTGTGGCGTGAGTACCTGAAATTGATTCATCACTTCTTGTTTGCATATGAGCATTGACACAAACAACATCGCCCGATACAGTTAAACCAGAACCAATGGATAGATGCCCAGTCAAGGCTCGAATATTAGTTACTGTAGCACTCCCGCTTGATACTTTGGCTGTGAATAAACCAGCCTCCAATAGGGAAGCCGAGGCAGTATCTCCCATATCTGCTTCACATCTGATTCCCCTGCACATTCCCGTAGAAGCCCCCGTACCCGACACAAACATCCTAAGGCCATAAATATTACCGCTTGTAGCCGAACAGGTACGGTTAAGATATATAGCATTCCCCGAAGAGGATTTAGTGCTATGAAGATTTAGTTGGTCGGCGCTTTCATCCCATTCCAGATACGAGCCAGCGGTAGCACTATATAATTTGGTATCATAACCAGTACCATCTTCCCCGATTGTTAGAGTTCCACCGAGCGATAGCGAAGTTATCCACGCAGGTACTCCACCTGAGATAGTTAAAAGCTGATTGGTTGAGCCAATCCCAAGCCTTGATAGCTGTGTTGAGGAACTAGCGTATAGTATATCGCCTGTGGATTGACTATCAAAAATATGCCCACCAATAGCTTCAAACTCAGCTTGGCTTTGTTCCTCACCTACGGTTTTATGCTTAAATTCATTTGTCATGTGTTACTCCTATGGTTTTGGATTCTTTATAGTTCTTTTGTTCAAAGTTACGGAAAACTTAAAGGGGAATTTATAGGGAAATTTATGACCACCTGCTATTCTTCTTACTGCCATTATGCCTTCATCTCCGCACCGATGGTGTTCAGTTCTCGTTCAAAGTATTCCATACAGGTATTTTTAACGCCTTTCTCCCATAGCCCAGCGAAATATCCATTCTCATCCATCTTGTTAACTGTATTCCAATCCCCACCATTGAGCTTAACATCCATTTCAAAGCTAACATTATTTTCCCATCTTAATCTAACTAATCTAGTTTGTTGTGCCATATTTACTCCTTTAAGGCTTTGTATAAACTCGAAAGGCAGGTGCGGATATAACTCTTTTCATCTTTTGCCCGCACTTGCACAAAGCCTCCGCCTTGTCTGTTATAGTTTCTATTTTGTTCCCACACTTGGGGCAGATGTATTCATGTATAGGCATTTTTATTTCAGCACTAGGTATTGGTCTACGCCTCTGGCGTAAAAAGTTACATCGGATGTTTGGGTTCCGCCTGTTGTAACCTTGATATATTGTGCTCCGCCTATAGGTACGCACCACATAAAAGCACCAGAACCCGAATCAGCTAGTAACTGTGCATCACTACCATCGCCATCGGTACTGTATAAGTCTCTAGCCGTGCCAGCAGTAGCCCTTAATGCCTGAACTGATAATGTTCCTGAAACAATCGTTGGCACTTCAAGTAGCATATACTGGAAACATCCCTCAAGGTTACACTCGTCTGAAACTGTGGTGCTGTCTGAAATGTCTATCTCGAAGCTAACCCATCTACCTATTCTTTTATATGCCATTTTAATCCTCCTTTTGGAAGGCATGGTTCTATATCCTTCCAACTATGGTTTAGTAAAAGTCCACCTTCCACCCTTCTTGCTCATCTGGGGCGATGACCCTTCAAGCCTTCGCCTTATCTCCCTTCTTACCATTCCCACCTTCATCCTCTCCTCGTAATCTAGTTCAGCTTGCTCTCTTATTTTTTGTCTTTCTTCTTTTGGGATTCCGCTTTTCTCTAGCTGCCAGTCTATCACTTCCTCCAACTGGTTCTTGCCCATCTTGTACAGAGGAACCGCTATATTCCCCACTCCTGGTATCGGTAATAGAACTGCCTGCCGTTTCTGTCGTGCTACCCATAAGTCCATGATTTTCTCTCCATTTTCTCATTGCATCCCTGACAGTAACCTTTGGCCACCGTCTTAGAGTCATTAGTTCTTCGTTAAATCTCTTTCCCAAGTTTATCCTCCAGTAATTTCGTTAGTTTATTCACTCTCGCCTCAAGGTCAGATATTTTAGTATCCTTCTCTTTCCGTTCTTTGACTAACTCCTGCCCTGCCCTTCTATTCATTGATGATATGAATTTACTTTTCTTTTCGATGCAAGTTTCGACTTCTTCTTGCGTGTCGTGCCATCTGTCACATCCAGAGCAATAGGGTTTGGGGTTTTCAGGTGGAGTTAATGTGTAACCTTGAGCCAGAAAGATATCATAGACTACCCCATCCTTTCTTTCGTGGTGTTGGGGTATCTTAAACTCCTCCCTGCCATCTGGTGAATAGTAGCATTGTCTTGGTGTGCGGTTATTAACAAGGAGTTTACCTGTTTTCTTATCCCGTATATCGGTTACCGCACTACCATCTCGTTCAAGCGTTTGTTTTATATCTTGCATAATTCTTTCTGAGAGGGTAGGGGGAGAGTTACCCCTCCCCCCTAAAACCTCTTTATTCTAGTTGGAGCATAAAGCTCTGGTCGCCATCACCTGAAGCAGTTTTCTCAATCAAGTAACCTGCATATTGCATGGAATTACCTGCATTCCAAGTTTCATCAACCAAGATAAGAGCACCATCCCTATTAAAAGCGAGTGCCCTATCATCAGCAGCTGCACCAGGGGTCGTAGACGCTACTGTGCCAAAACATAAACCTCTTGTCTTAGCCCAGAAGTAATACCCGCTAGTGACTGGTTGCAACGGGAAACAAACCACAGACCTATACCCATCTGAAGCCATATTTCGTACATCAGCCCAAGGACAGGGGTTTATTGTAGCCCATTCTGTTCCTGCCATTGCGTATCGTACTGGATGATAAAAGGTTAGTGTTCCAGTCGTATCGGAACTTACAGTATTCCCCTTGATGTGGTAGACACGCCTATTTGCAGCAGCAGCTCCAATGACGATTGTTCCATTAGCGTACTGGTCTACAGTACAAGATGCGTCACCCGAGCCAGTGTAAGCCATAGTAAGCGAGTCAACAGCAGTAATTGCTGGGGTGAGTGATGTGTATGTAGCATAAGCCCCCGCACCTAAAAGTGGACCAGTTATGGCAGCACCAGCCTTGCAATATCTCCACCTTCCACCCATTTCGTCTTCAGCAACCTGACCTATTTTTGCTGTAGGGTTTTCAGTTGGAGCAGCATATAGACCCTCAAAAGTTGCTCTTCCTGTTACATCAAAACTCATTTATTTAACCTCCAAAAGTATTTCGCCCTACCGTTAGGCAGGAGTCGCAGCGTCGGTGTACAGCTCCACGCACCAAGCATTTAGATAGTTTGCAACACCATATCGTCCGACACAATTCAGTTCCCATGCTCTAAGAGAGGCGTCTCTCTCAGGCTCAACATTCCATTCCCTTGCCGTAGCAAGAATTATAGACGTTGGCCCGATGATACCACCTTTACTTTTATCAGAAGCGGGAGCAGTATTGCCGTCCTCTATGATACGCATACCGAAAAGCCTGCCGATTTGATATTGTCTTAGAATTTCGTCAGGCAGCCCACCTCCTGCACCAGTTTCGGTAGCTGGCGTAGTTGGAGTTACCACATCCACAAGGTCGAGAGTTACGTATGGATGTAGGCATACTGTATAAGGGCCTGGGCATGGCCCACCAGTACTAACAGCGTTGCCTTGTAGTAATGCTCGACCAGCAGCGATAACTCCCATTGTGAGGGTGCTACCACTACCGAGACTTGTACCATTGTCGAATAAAGCCCACAAATCTTGGTCTCTCTTTATTCCCATAGCATTACCCAAAAGCGTGCCAGCAACTCCTCTGACTTCTTCTTGGTCATCCTCAATAAGATTGTCGGTCAAGATAACCTTGGCTCCTACCTCATTGAGAGTAACAGGAACATTGGTGTCGACCAATGTCTCGGAACTAGCCATATCAACACCTTCAGTCTGGACACTGGCAGTAAGTGTTCCCCAATAGGGGATGTTCACAGTAGAACCTTTCCCCTTCCCTTTGGGTATATTCTGCACTAAGGCAGCCAATGTTAAGTTGAACATCTCTGTGAATCTGGCCTTAGAAATCACAGTTGGGATAGTATCCTGCAACTGTGCTAAAGTCGTTATAGCCATATAAACCTCCGTTTAATTTATTGCCCTCGTTTTGCGAGAGCTTCTTTGTATTGTTTCCCGTACTTATACGGGTCTGCGATAAAGTTCTTCTCTAGCTGCTTAAAATCAGATGGTGCAGCATCAGAAGTTCCACTATCAGGCGTGAATGTTTCATCACCTGATTTGTTTTCAGGAGTTTGTCCCTTAGCTTTCGTAGCGTCTAATTCACGCTCTAGGGCTAAGTTCTTAGCTAAGAGTTTCATGGCTTCAGGATTGGCAGCGACTAGAAGGTCAGAAGGTTTGAGATTGTATTCTATGGCTAGAGCCTCGGCATCTGAAAACATCCTTCCCACAGCAGCTTCGTCTTGTTTTCGTTTATCCTCAATTCCACGTTCACGCTTATCCAAGTCATAGCTACGTAGGAGTGCTTTCTTAGCGTCAGGGTCATCAGCTACAGCCTCAATCTCTTTCCTCTGAGTTTCTAATCGCTGTCGCTCTAATTCAATGCTTGCCACCCTGTTAGCTTCCTCTTGGGCTTTGATTACTGCCTCCCTAGTCTCTAGGGATTTAGCGTCTCTACCCTTAGCAGCAAGCCTATTGCTTACGAGCTTTTCTACATCCTCTTCCGTGAAAGTCTTTACTTGTGAAGTAGTCCCTTCTTTACCTTCAGAAGCCTTCTCCTTTTGAGTAGAGTCCTTTAGGTCTTTTGTGGTTTCGTCCATTGTTCCTCCTTTTTGCTACTTTTAATCGTAAGTAGCCAACGCTCGACCTCTAATTAACGATATTTAGACCAGATACTTCCTTGTGTTGTATCACCACCCAAATATCCAGACCACATACTACCAGGTGTAGTTGTAGCCCCCCTATAATCATCCCACCAAGTTTCATCTTCTATTCCTTGTAATCTCATCAATTCAATCTGTTTAGCATTTTCAGGTAAATCGTTAATCCATCTACTTAGATTATCTTCTATGTAACCCTGTATTTTCTTAGGATATTTTGTGAGAAACTTCTCGCATTGGGCTTCAATTTCATCCCAATCCCTAGGCAAGTCCGCCTTTTCAATTAAAGAGGCTCTATGTTCTTGATATTCGTCCATTGCCTTGTCTTCAGGCTTTTGGTTTTCTGATAGCCATTCTTGTATATCCCTGATAGCTTTAGGATCTAAGCGGTCACGAAGCCCATAAAGAACACTCATTCCACCTGAATAATAAGGTCTAACATAACCTCTTTCTTTGTCGTAATCATACTTGCTTATTGAGTCATTCAGGAGTAATGTCGCAGCTTCATCTAGTTTAGTATTGCGTGTTTCTATAGCCTCTTCCCGCATCTGATAAAACGCCTGTTCAAATTCATTTCCTCTTTCCGCCTGTTCTAGCCTTGCTTCTTCTTCTAATTCATTAAGGTCAGGGTGATTGCCCTTCAATTTGTCTATCTGTGCCCTATTCAAGTCTTCATACTTTATATCAAAGTCTTGCTTGGCATACTTCTCCCTAAGCTTTCTTACTTCGTCCCATAAAGGTTCAGGATAGGCTCTACCACCAAAGAATTCGGCAAACCCTCTCCAAGTTCTACCTTTCACATCACCCCCCTCCATTAGAGTAGATTGAACCCAAATAGGAAGTAGATTTCCAGCTAGAATTTCCTTACTGAAACTTAACATTCCATCTCTAGTTGGGTCTCCAATATAACTTCGTCCTGTAATGAGGTCAACACTACTACCAAGAACAGGTGCTAAATTACCTCTGACAAACCGCAAGGCGGGATTATCCATTGAAAACTCTAATAATTCTTCAGGGTCGCTAGATGATTGGGCAATAAGTTTTATAAGACTTCTGACCTTAGAACCTGGACCTATCTTTTGCCCAGCTACATCCCAAGTAAAAAACATTGAGGAATTGGGATTGAAATGCTCTATAATCTCCTCTTCATCTTCTCCACGAGCTATCGAGATAGCAACTGCTATAGCACAAAGAGCAGCAATACCTTTAATAAGTGATTTCCTAGCCAAATGCCCTCTTATATTCCCCCTAGATAAATCAAACAAAAGCCCTGCTATGGCCCGATTGTATCTTGGGGCTAGTAAGGTAAATGTCTCTAATTGGCGTTGCTTCCCACTTATTCCAATACGAGCACTAGAGGTTAATCCCCTAAATTCGTTTATGAATTGGTCAACATCGGCGGTTCTTTCTGGCGTGGTACATAAATGCTCATACGCCTCCGCCATATAAATACCTGCTGAATCTAGGGAACTTTCAAACACTCTTTGGAATGGCGTTAAAACCGTTCCCCCAACCTTGCCTACTGCTCTTGGCAGGAATAATCCTAATGATTTCCAATATGCTTCCGCTTCTGGTCTAAAGCTAGTTTTCCCTGAGAGCCATCCACCTCTAGCCATAGCTTCAGTGAACTCAGTAGCACCGCCTTTACTAATCAATAAATTAGGGTGCTTATCTATGGTTGCTTTATGCCTAGATAGAAACTTTGACTGGAACTTGGGATTGACCATAGCTCTTATAGCTCCACCAAAAGCCTTACCATATATCTTAGGGTTTTCCCCAAGCAAGAATATAAGTTGAATAGTGAATGGGCTGTAGTCGCCAGCTAACATAAAATACCTAGCTACAGCATTTGCCTTGTTTACTTCCCCTAATACCTTGTTGAAACTAGGCTCAAAGGATTCTCTTAACGTTCGTGCAGTTTCCTTAGCTTCTGGTCCAGTAAGTATTTTGCCTGAAAATGCAGGGGCAGGAATCTGTGCCTCCTCATACCCTGCTGTCATAGCCCTTTCCCTAGCTTTTACCCTAGCATTGACAGCTTTCCAATACATCATCTTGTTAGTATCAATTAAGCCCTTTGCTACATTGGTAAGATTTCTAATTTCCTTGGCGGATGGCTTGGCAGCTTGCAATCTTGGTATTAAGTCTTTCAATGCTTGGGCTTGGTCAGGATACGAAGTGGCAATAGCCCGAATAGTAACATCGGGAAGACGCTCTCCCCGAACTGCTCTATTTAATCCCGCCAAAAGCATTTGGCTATGCCTCATTTTTAATCTGGCAGCTTCGGCAGCAAGTACCAATTCTTCAGGAGCACCAGTAGTTCTCCAAGTAACCTTCGTTAATAGCCAATCAGCCATCTTTTTGTCAGCTACTCTGTTATAAGCTCCTGATACTTTTAGATATAAAGCCTCTTCGTAAGGTATGTAGTGATACCCAGCTTCTATTGCCTCAGCCTCAGTTTTGAAATATCTCTGTTTTTCCGTTGGCAACCTAGAACCAGGTCGCCCTGGGCCAGCACCAACATAAGCAACATCAATTACCGTCCCGTCATTCAGGCTTTTCCCCCAAACTCGCCTAGTGGCAAACTGCCCACCTTCCTCAAGTTTGAGCAGGTTTATATCAATCTCGTTTCTTTTCAGGAAACCAGTTACAGATTTTTCTATTGTGTCGGCACGATCAAGCCAAAATCTTTGTTCATCGGTTAACTTGGTTTCCCACTTCGCTCTTTGTTGGGCAATATCTCCGATTGTCTGTCCTTTTAATACTCCACTCTTAATAAGCCCCTTAGAATCAAGGTCGCCAAATATCTTATCCTGTCCACCAACTTCTTGAAGATGAGCCATTACGCCCTGCGTTTTCTGGTATCCTTCATCTCTTAGAGTGGCACGGGTAATAATAGCTTTCTCTCCTGGGGTATTAGCTATAACGCTAGGATTTAATATCTTGTAGAACTCTCTGAGTCCTGGGAGATTGTTCGCCCATTTCCGAACCATATCATTCCGAAAGGCAATATCCGCAACAGTTTCGGCATCTTGTAAATCAGCCATAAAGCCTTCCCACTCATTTTCACTTCTGCCTAGAATTCTACCTTCAGGAGTTACTGGTGGAGGGGCAATTGGTAATGTTGGGGGTATAAATAAAGTACCTCCTTCAATAGGTACTCCCCATTCAGCCATAGCTACTGTAGGTGCTTCAGTAATAGTTGGTGTAATTCCTGTTACTGTTTCAGGAAGTAAGCCCGTAACTGTTGGAGTTGGTCTTACCCCACTAGGAAGAGCGGTGGGTCTCTGTGGAGCAGTAGGTGGCGTTGGAGGTCTTGCTGCTCCCGCCTCTGGAGATATTCCAGCTATTTTATTAACGCCCTGTCGGAATATAGGGTCTGTTCTGTATTGTTCTGCAAATTCTCTAAGGGCTACCTTTTTGTAAAAGTCAGTAGGTTGCCCCTTAGGTGGTGGTTTTTGATTTAGTCGCCATATCTTATACAAAGCATTAGATTGTGGGCTATCCTTACCCCAAATTGCAATTAACCTCTTCCCACCAGCGGAGTTAGCAAAATTATGCTTCGCTACAGTTTCAGAAACCTTTACACCTATTTTGGGCAGTTGCCCAATAGTATAGCGAAATGCCTGCCCCATAACCCATTCTGAGGCAGCCACAGGTGCTAAAGCTCCTCTAGTAACTTGAGCAGTAACACCTGGCACCCCACCCTTAGTTGCCGTATGTGCTAATCTCGCTCTCATTGCTGTTGCACCACCTGTTGCCATAAGTGCCATCCAAGCTGGTGCTTCAAGACTTATTTGCTGCCACCACGGTAAATTTTGATATTCCTCATATATTTTGCCACCAGGTAGTAATTCTTTACTAAGAGGACGTGGCGGCTGATATTGTTCAGGCATTTTGCCTTCACCTATAAGTTGTCGGAGTTCACTAATCTGTTTAGGGAGTCCAGCAAGGGCAGCTCCAGGATGCAAGGTTATTCCTGCACCCAGTAACTCTTGAGATGCCATGCCTAGAAGAGTAAATGGATAAAAGACATACTCTATTGCTTTTAATGTGGCAAAACCTATCTTTTCCTGTGTTGTCGGGTCTCTAGGAATAAAATTACCACCTTCGTCAATGCTACCCACTAATGTTGCAGAAACTTGGGGATAACCCTCATAATATACTTTCCTATCAGAAGACCTAAAAACAAGATTTAGGTCTTTACCATCCTCTGTTGTTAGAGTAAAGGGAACATCTGGTGGTTTTTCTTGGAGTGCCTGTGCAGCCTGAATAGGTCGTTCTAACCCTGGTATAGCCCCAAATTCCTGTGTAACTAGAGGTGACTTAGTTGGCTGCTCAATTAAACCCATACCAGGCATTTGCCAACTGGCTTGTGCCTCTTGTTGAGTAGTTTGTGTCGTTTTTGTCGGAGTTAAATATTTAGACCATATAGACATTTACCAATTCACCGCTCTTAAAGTTGGCTGTTGCATCCACAACCTTTCGCCTCTTTCGGCTGGTCTTTGCATATAATATTCTTCTCTAACTTCAGGGCGTTTTTCTGGTAGCCACGCCTCAAAACCTCTTTCTCTTCTAGCTTTTTCTGCCCTTGCTGCCTCTGGTGTGGGATAGCCTGTTAATGGTGGTAATCCAGCCTGATATTCTGTTCTTAAAGTAGGATATTGGCTTTCTATATATCCCTTTAGAGCCTGTGACACATCTCCTTGTCTCCCTATCCACCTAGCAAAAGGCTCAGGATAACTAGGAGTTTCCCGATAACGTTCTTGTGCTGCAACCCGACTTTCTCTATATGATTCCTCTCTCCTTCTAGCTGCTTCTGCAGGGTCTACTTCATATTGTTCAACTTGTCCAGCTTCCTTTTGCCAGACAGATAATTGTTGTTGGGCTGTATCATAGTTTGCAATGAAATCACCAACATCTACTGGCATCCACTCACCAGGTTTACCATATTGGTAATAATATTGCTTGTAAGCGTTAAATTCTCTTATTTGTTGGTCAGTGAAACCTGCGGCTTCTGGGCCAGCTTCTGTTACCCATGCATCTAATTGTGCTATTGCCTGATCATAATTGTTAATATAATCAGCGAAATTTGCAGGAGAATAGTCATTCAAGTCTCCATATTTTGAAGCAAAAGACTTAAATCGTTCATACTCAGCCCATTGCTCCAAAGAGGCTTTGATTGTGCTAAAGTAATATTCCTCATTGGCAACAATTTGGTTTCTGAGTCGCCAGTATTCGTCTATATCTGTAATTTTGGGAAGATTCGGGTATAATCCACTTTGGAGTGCAGCCATATAGTCATTAAATTCCCCTTGCTGTGGCTCAGTACCCTTTTCTATGGTGGCACCAATAGACTTAGCGTACTCTTCAACTGTCATTCCTTGACAGCTACCCCATCTTTGACAATCCGCTAATCCATATTGTAACGCCTCATAGCTAAATGTCCCGCCAGTGATAGGTAGCGTTGGGGTTATTGGCGTTGGGGTAGGCGTGGGAGTTGGCGTAGGTGTCGGCGTTGGAGTGGGTGTAGGAGTAGGCGTGGGAGTTGTCGTAGTTGGAGTAGTTGGAGGAGCAGTAGGAGATGGCGTAACTTCCCCTGGCGGAGTGATATATTTACCTATGCTAAGAGGATATTTGCCATATCTTGCTTTATAGGCTTCTTTAGCTTTAGTTAATGTTTCAGCCTGAAGATATATATATTCTCCACTAGGGTCTTTAGCTCTATATGTTTTCATAACCATCCTCCCCAAATATCTCTGGGTTTCTTTCTCTCTAAAGGAATGTTCTCAGGAAGTCTACCTTCTGCCTTTGCAGGTCGCCCTACTTTATCATATCGCACTTTAGGGCTAGGAATAGTAGATTGTGGTAATCTTGGTGCGTTATTAGCTGTTGGCCTAAATTGAGTTATCTTCACTCCCTCAATAGGTTTGGCAACACCACTAAACCTCTTTGTTAATCTATCTCTCATATCCTGAATGGAATTGTTCATCTTGGCGCCCCTGGCACTACGCCTGGGCTTTCAGGTGCTTCTCCTCCCATTGGGCTACCCCCCATCAATGCCTGTTGTTCCTGTAATTCCAGCATAGCCAATTTCTTTTTTAGCATACCCGCTTCTTCTGGTAATTTCATATCTTCCTCAAGAACCTTAATCATTTCCTTCAATCTAAATTCAGGAATTGCATCTTTAATCCTTTCCCACTCTATCTTGAACATCCGAGCAGGAACATCCTGTATGCTTAAATCCTCTTCCATAACATCTTCACGGCTTGCTAGTCCTAGTTGTAGTTTCATCTGTGCTGTCTGTAAGGCTTCCACTTCGTCATAAACATCCTGACTTACTAATTCAGCACCTATATAAAAGTCATTACCGAGAAATTCGGGTGTCATTTCATAAACTTCGTATGCACCATTGACTACAGTTTTTACAGGAATAGTCAAACCTTGAACTAAAATCTGCTTCTTAGCCATTCGGCAAATCCGAGTATACATAGTGTTCAACGCTTCGACTCTAGGATTAAGAACATCCCGCTTGTCTTGTCCTAATATTCTAAGAGCAGTCCCCGAATGTGCAGGCTTGTCTGGATTTAGATCGGCATAAGTAGCTCTTTCTATACCCGTTGATATATCTCCCATCATAGCCATAAGACTTGCTGGGATGTCCTTTACTTCCAGAGGCTTTAACTCTAACTCATCTGTGTGTTTAAGAAGTGCCCCTGGGTAGCGGTCTATATTTTGTTCCTCTATCGTTTCATCTGAACCACTCCGACGTATGACTTCCATTGGGTTCTTCGCTAGAAGGTGTGCGTGAGTAGCAGCGATTGACCTCATCATATTAAGATTCCTGAAAGGTATCTTCACATGGTCATAGATACTTTGTCCCCATGCGGTTACTTGTATGCCTTCGCTGTCAATGGCTTTCGGACCACCAGCTACAGGCTGAATTATTATAGGAACTTCGCCAGATTTGTTCTTTCGTGTTTTAAGGGTTTCCTTTTCTTTGGCGAGATAGGTAACATTGTCTTTTCTATCCCAATAGTCAGAGACAGAAACACCTTTCCCTTGTGTATCTTCCGTAACTTCCTTTCCGTATTCAGCTTTTATACTATCAGGGCTACGGAAGGTTTCATAACACGCCCACGCTAATCCTTTACTGTCAAAACTGAAGGTCAAGAATGTAGGGTTTAATGGTAAGTAATCCCAAATGACTTCATCCTCATCCTTATAAACCAATACCCTAACAGCGGTTCTACCTGGGACTATCGCTTGCCACGAAGTAGCAGGTAGTAATTTAGCCTCTCCAAGCATAGATAATCGCTCATCCGCCATATTAAACCCGTGGTAGTACATCCGTTCTTCCTGATTGGCAGTTTTAACCGCATCAGGATTTTCCAATGGCTTGGGAGTCAAAACATGAACATCTAATCGGGAACGAGTTAATGACGCTTGTGTTCTACGTCCCAGAGAGGTCATCTCTGTTCCCGTAATATTTACAGACATTGGGTGGTCGTCAAATTTATGTTCTTTACCAGCCCACAAGTCATAATTTTCTCTGTCTTTAGTGAATAATGCTTGTAATTGTGTTTTCCGTTTTTCTACTTTGTCGTTAATAGCTTCAATATCTCTCATGCTTTATTCCTTTGGAAGTCTAATCTTCTATCCTTACCTGATTTATTAAATAATCCTTTCCGATACTTCCAACTATAATGCCATTTCCTTTGCGATTGCCCCTTTGTCATTTCAGCCCCTAAACACACGGTTCACTTTTATATGTGAAATCTTCCTTGTTCTCAAATCGTTTAATTTGGTTGCAATTAGCACACAATAACTGATAGCCCTCACCATTTACTTCCAATACGTGCTTTGCGAGTTTAATCCCTGTTATATAAATCTTCCTTTCTGCCCAACCCCCACCATTTATATGATCAATTTGAAAAGCCCTTGGGTCTTTATCATAACCACAATGAGCACATTTACCGCCAAATAAGGCAATTACCTTCCTGCGAAGTTCCACATTCCGCTTATGCCCACTTTTACGCTTGATAGCTTTCCATCGTTCTGGATTTTCCCTACGCCACCTAAGGCTACTTTCCCAATTCTTGTCATGATTCCGTTCTCGCCATCGTTTCACTTTAGTCCTATTCCTTAATACCATCTCTTCTGGAGTATAAATTCTCGGTCTTGACATATCAGCCTCTCCAACTCCGAGGGTATGAGACTGTTATCTTCTGAGAACTTGATTTATATTGTGTAAACCCAAAATTAGCCTTACACGCAGCCATTACTAAGTCATCGTGTGAGCCTTCAGCTACTTCTGCTCTTGCTTTGCCAGATTTGCCCTCTTTCCACTGGAAAGCAAACAATTCCTTAATCGCAGGTCTATAGTGGATTTTTAATCCATCTCTTATAGCCTTTTCTAGCTCCAAAAGGTCTTTTTCTCTTGTGTTCCCGCTCTCTATATAGCCTAATTTCTCCCGTTTCTTGTCAGAACAGTAGATTTTGCCTCTATCGTAGCCAAAAGATAGCAAAACATTGAAGAACATAATCCCAAAGGGGTCAGCACCACCGATAACCCTCGGACTATAGTATTCTTTTAAGAGTTCGTAGCTCATATACGAGAATGTATCGGGTAAGATATGATTTGAGTGGATAACGGCAACCAACTCCCTACTTAACCCGTCTCTTCCCTCTATCCATGTCACCGAATGGTCTCCACCACGCCCCTCTGCCATATCAACACCTGCTATATATTGTATTCCTGTCCGAGGACGGTGATAAATATGGATAACTCCCTGTCTAATTTCCTCTTCTTTAAGAGCTTCTCGCTCTAACCTCTGCAAAACCACAGGGTCAAAGACTACTCTACCAGAAATCGGGCTTAGAGCCTCTTCTTCTGTCTCAGGATAGTCTGCCTTAAACTGCCATTCTAGGTAATAGTCTCTTTTGACTCTTTCTAGCCACTCTTCGTTTCTGTTAGGAACAGCATCCCAGGGGATGAAAATAGGATAAAAGTTATTATTCCCTGCCTTGGCTTCTCGCCATAAAATCTTGAAATGCGAATCAATAGTTGTAGGGTCAGCGGTAGAGACTACAATCCCATGTGCACCAGCGTCTATCGTGGGTTTCAGGTGTGCCCAATTCTCTTTATCGTTAGGGTGAAACTCGTTCTCATCCCAAATCACTAAAGAGGCGGTTTCTCCCACACCCGCATATTCCGTTGAAGGTAATGTATGTATCCTAGAGTGCTTACTCTTAAATGATATTTGCTCTGCCCCAGCTTGCAATGTCTCTAATTGAAGGTATTTCGGCAGTTGAGAATAGATGAACTTCGCCTTTCTTAACAATTCGACAGCTTCATTTTCCCCTTTGGAAATCATAACCACATTCCCACCTGTCTTATAACACCACCATAAAGCTAAAGCTGCCAGAGTCCACGAAATCCCTACCTGTTTACTTTTAAGGACGATTACCTGCGGATGCTCGAAAATCGCCTTAATGAACTCCACAAGGTGAGGCCACATCTCATATTTGATAACCTGATTAGACGTAGCATCCAGTATCTTAACATGCTCAAAGAACTTGAGTGGATCTAATATGTCTATCTTTTGACCGATTTGTTCTATAACTGGGAGTTCTTTTGTATCTATCATCTCGGAAATTGATTAGGAAATGGCTTTAATGCCCAATCCTCAGGAACTTCTTCACCGTCATGGACATGCCACCAATACTTCCTATCTCCTGGGTCAAATGCTATCACATGAAAGTCATTTGGTCTTATTAGTTCTTTCTCTTTGAGGTCTTTTGCTAACATTAGTCCTCCTTAAAATGTGCAAAGGCGGTCTTTAACCTCCTTTTTAAGTTAAATCCTCTCATCTGCCATTCAGCAAGGAATTTATTTAGTTTTCTTTAGTCGCCACTCGCCTTCAACATCAGCTAGTGTAAAAACGAGAAGTTCTGGTTGTTCCCTGAGAAATTGTAGAAAAACTATCTCTTGTGAGTTCTCTGCTAGGGGAGTCATCGCAATTCTTTCTAGCCTAGAATGTGGCAAGTCGCTGTTACCCTGAAGAGTATGTGATGTAACTTCTAGTTGCATCAATCCTCCTCTCCTTTCACCATCTTGACTCTTTGAGTTTCTTTGCGAGGGCGAATAAATGTGCCGATAGTCTGAACATAGACATCAACCTGCTCTAAGTCTAAGCTCGCTGCATCGGCTATATCCGCTACGCCCGCTTTGAGCATAGCCTGGTTCTCATTAACAGCTATAACTAAAAAGCCGTCTAAGAGAACCTTGCCATTCTTTCTAGGGTCTACGACATAAACCTTAAAAAGAGTTCGTTGGTTCATCTGTGTCACCTCCCTTGTGTTTATTAGTTTTTTGATGTCGTCATCGCTCCAGTAAGTCCAATCTGAAACCCATGTCTGATAGGGATAATACGCATTAGTTCCAGTTGAGTAAGCAAGTGTAACATCACTAGAGCTATCGCAACAATCGCTTGCACTTACATTGAGATAATTTGTACTCATATATGCACTACCAACCTCCTGTTTTTTAGTTTCTCGCTGAATGGCAGGTGAGGGGATTCGACTCCATCCCCGTGATTTAGCTTCGCTGCTTGTTATGTGTGATTTGTGCATTATCTTCTACCCTCCCGCATTTCTCACAAATTATGTATCCTTCTGCGTGTATCCATTTGCGCTTACATTGCGGATTGCCATTGCGTGTGTTCATTTATCTCTTGTGGTTGTTCGTTAGAAGGAAGCAGATTGGTGGGTGAGATAGGATTCGAACCTACTTAGCCCTGAAGCAGTAGATTTACAGTCTACCCCAGCTCTCCAACTCTGGCGTTCACCCTCCTATTCAACCGAGTATAAGGCTGGCTAGTTACGCTCTAACTCCTGATTGGGCTTCAGCTATTTCACCTATCACCCAAACTATGCACCTACACCGCAGCTATTCCCTCCTATTTCTTTTTATTTAACCGAGCCTCTAAATCTGCAATTCTTTGCCTTAAGAGTTTAATAGTCTTTATCTGATACTTTATGAGTGCTTCTAAACTTTTACTCTCTCTGATTGTAGCCATTTATACTCTCTTACTTTACATAAATACTATTTCGGGTTCTGGGATAATTTACCGCTTAGTATAGTAATTCCAGGGCGAACCTTCCTAACGTGCTTAGCTAGCTGCTTTCGAGTTATTATAATTGAAGCAATCGGTATTTCCCCCTTCTCCTCTTGCAAAAGTTCCTTGGCTGCCTCGTTCTCTGGTAGCCCTTGCTCATCTAAATAGGCGATAAGCCCAGACATTTTACTATCCCCTACATAAAAATCAGCCCAATCGTTTATTGATATTATGTTTCCTGGCATTTATCCTCCTTTACATAAACCCCTTTTCCAATTCTAGCCTCGCCACTATATTTAGGCAGTTTATCGGTATTGCTCATTGTTGTTTTTATTGCTATGGTGTGTTGGTATTAGATGTTGTTATAAGGAAGAGAGTTATCAGCCCATTCGGATAGAGGATAATCCACTATCATGCCCCATCAATGTTACATTGTCAGGTATAACAAGGGGAGGAGTAATGGTATATTCCCTAGGGCCTAAAAGAATTGTCTCAGTATCTGGTTGTAGCCTTGCCACAATCTCATTCAAGTTAGTCTCATTATCTTTACACACATATCTTTTACTCATAATCCCTCCTATTCAACTAACTAGCTCGTTGGTTATACTGGCTCGGTTAGCCCCCCAGTTTTTACTGATAGCCAGGGTTTGGTGTTCCTGGATATTGCATTACACCTCCTATTTCAGCTGGGGATAAACAGAAAGAATTTTGGCAGTAATTGCCTTAGCTTTCTTTATTGAGCAATCGCCATAATAAAGACAAATAGCAATTATAGTTTCCTTAATTTTGGTATCTGTTTGCTTCCCCATTCCAACTCTCCTATTCAACTGAGTATAATATGAATTAGACTCCATTATCTACCAATTAGGCGAGTTAATGGTAACTTACCCCTCTTTTTGTTCTTCCAATAACCTAGCCTGGAGAGTTCGCTCTTCAATACTCTGTACAGAGATTGATGTCTCTCTAGCCCTCTTATCTCAAAGGATAATTGGATTAAATTAACCTTGCTCACTTACCTCCCCCTCTATTATACCACTTCTTTATATTCAGCGTCAACGGCTTCAGGCAATAATGCCCTCATATGTAGTCTTAGGAACTCTATCCCTTCAGGACTAGCAAGTAATCTATTAAGAATTGTGTCTATCTGGTCAGCAGTAAACTGTACCTTCTCTGTGATGTCCACTTGAACCTGTTGGGGTACTTTACCTAGTCTCCTATTAAGAAGCTCTATAGCACTCTGCAAGGCTACTGTATCTGGTACATAGACTCCTGTTCTCTCTGCACATTTAGGGCAGACAACCTCTTTGCCTTCAGACCATCTCTCAAGGTTTTTGACAATCTTAGGGAGGTTTACTTCCCCTATTGCGTCCTTTAGCTGTGTACTAGGTTCTTTCTTTCTACCAGCACCAGAACGTCTACCTCCAGATTTACCTTTAATACCTGCCATAATTACATACTACAATCAAACTAGCTTAAAGCTAATTAATTTGATTAACTAATAAGAGGAGGGGATAATAAGAGGATATAATAATAATCTAATAAATAGGACATCCCTCTATTACTTATTCCCCCTACCCCCCTTAACTCTTTCCCCCTTCATTTTTTCTTTTTAACAGGCTTCCCATTAGGCTTCCACCCATGGTCGACTGCATATAATAGTCTCTTTTGAGCTTCGGCTTTTCTCTTTGTGGTACTCTTTGCTTTAACTCCTCCCGGCGTTGATACTCTATAACCATTAACTTTCTTTATTCTTACTGGCATTATATCCTCCAATAACTTAATAAGCACCTTAGAAGCCCTAGAGAGGGCATTAAGTAAATCATCATGCCTCCTTTATACTCAAAGGGATTTAACCCTTGATATTTTCTTTTTGATTTACGAATAAACCGTAGCTATATTTTACCTGTTTTATGAGTGAAGGGGTATTGACAGAGATAGAGAGATAGTTTATACTCATATCATTAAACAATTTGTACCTTAACAATTAAATAATGTTTTGAGGTTGATTCCTGGGCTGGTAGAGGAGGCAACATGATAATAAACGCTACACATGAGGACATCCAGAAGGCATTAACCCAAGCTAATCAAGAGCTTGATAACAACTTAGAGTTCAATAACTTTCAGAGGTTATCAGACACAAGGCACAGGGTTACTCTACGAGTCAAAAGTTCAAAGGGCAAAGGTGCTAGATTAGGGCAGTCAATAACAAATAGAGGGAATCGCCGCCACTTGATAAACGCTTGTTGGCACGCACACGGAACTTTCTTTGACTCACTACCAGAGGGAACTAAAATCCAAGCAGCAGGAATAGTTACACACCCAGGCGAAGATTGGCAGGACAGAAATATAGGGTCAATAATTTATCCCCTATGGTTCAGCGAAGCCTGCGATTGCTAAATAAACTAAATTACCAGTCCAGGCATCAGCTTCAAAACTAAAAGAAAGGAGGTAAAGGAAATGATAAGTTTTCTACAATTCAGAAGCAATGCCCTAGCATCAGTCGCACTTGTTAGGGGAACAAAGCAAGACACCTTTCCAAAACATTGGTCGAAAACTAACTATGAAGACTGGATTAGAAAGGAGTATGAAAGGCATTATCATAAAGAATTAGAACAAGTCAAATAACCCATAAACCTGTCTTAATAGGCAGGAAAGGAGAGAGAAAATGACAAATGCAATAAGTAACACCCAAGACATCATTGACAGTCGGGACATTCTCGAAAGAATTGAGGAATTGGAAGCTGACGATGAGCTTGCTAGTGAGGACAAAGCAGAACTGTCAAAGCTCCAAGCCTTAATTGAAGAGTTGAGAGATTGTGGTGGCGATAGCCCCGAAGATGGCATGACCTTAATCCATGAAGACTACTTTGAAGATTACGCACAGGAATTCGCCATAGACATTGGTGCTATTCCTAGAGATATGGGTTGGCCCGCCACTTGTATAGATTGGGAAGAGGCAGCCAATGAACTCAGAATGGACTACTCTGAGGTAGAGTTTGATGGTCAAGTATATTATTATAGGTGAAAGAAGATAAACTATGACTAATCTTGAAATATCTAAACTAATGAACCGCCCTATTCCTAAACTACACAAGGATTGCCGAGACTTGGAGACTTTTATGACTACTCTTAGTCTAGCAATCAATATCGGGATTGCTTTAGGTCGAGAGCAAACCCACGAGTCTTATAATCAGATGTTTAGAGGTTACAATAGAATCTCAATACAGAATTAAAGGAGGGAAGAATGATATTTACAACCAAGAGCAATAGTGTCGAGATTACCTTTGAGGATTTTGATACTGAGGAGTCAAAGGATGTTCTTTCCAATGCTTTACAGATAGTTAGGTTTTTTGTGATACTATCTCAAAGAACAGAGGGAACATCAATCCCCACAGGTTATGCACAACAGAAAGGCAAGAAGTTAAAATGACCTGTGCTACTTGTCTCTGGAAGCATCCCGAAACCTGTAAAGTCTGTAAGCAAAATCAAAAGAAGGAGGTAGAAAATGAAAATTACAGAGAGTTGGCTAGACCTAAAAGTTAATCACTACGAAGATGGGAATTATGAGGCTCACGAAGCATTGTCCGATAGCCAATACGAGGCAGATAATTGGTCGTCAATGCGTCAATGGCTAAGAGAGTTAATAGATGAAATTACTACCGAAGTTGAAGCATTACGAGATAAGGAGGTAAACTATGAACAAACCAAAATGTCCTGAATGTGGGAGTACCTGTGCTAGATACCGCTTACAGGATAAGAACGGACAGAATAAGAATACCTATATCTGCAATCGGTGTGGAAATGTCTGGCCAAAGGGGGAGAAATGAAAAATAGGATATTATTTAGCTTAATGCTAACCTTCGGTGGCATAGGCATAGTTTCAAATGCCATATACCACAATTGGAGAGGCTTAGGTTGGGCTATCGGAGCTACGTTAGCTGTAATTATCATTATAATACAGGATGCTCAAATATCAACCCTGAAAAAACTAATAGACAGATTAACAAAGGAAACAAAATGATAGTAGCAACCATTAAAGGAAAGGAGGGTATTAAAATGTACACAAAAGGAGAATGGAAGTGGCAGTTTGATCCACTAGACCCTAATGGCAAGATAGAAGTAACTCAGAGTGGCGGGGTAATCTTCACAACTCAGACACTAAAAAACGCTGAGCGTTTATGCCAAATCCTTAATAGTTATTCAGATATGTATGAGGCGTTGAAGAACCTACTAGCTGAAACTGACCTTTTGGTTGTTGAAGAATGCGACCACGATGTTGGAATATGTTGGTGTTCCTATAAAAACGCAAGATTCCAAGCTGCTCATGCTCTAGCCAAAGCCGAAGGGAAGGGGAGTTAGAAATAGCTCCCCTTCATATCCCGTTCTTCAATATGTGGACTATCATCGCTAAAATGGCAATCGTTAGAGGTACTAATATCCAAACCACACCCTCCATTCTAGCCACCTTTTTAGATATGCGGAAGCAAGTCTCTGAGACGTGCTGAAAATCGTTACTCTTCCATTCCTCAAACTTTTCTTCTGTTAGGTATTTCTTTCCTGGCATTGGCACTCCTCGCAGACTGGGAATCGCATAGTTATTACCTTTCTCTCCTTGTAGATATAATATCTATATCTCCATTGAGGCTCGTCAGTAATAATCTTCTTGCATTTCCCACATTCATAAGCTATATCTTTTTGGCTCCTGTTTCATTGGCTTAGCTCCTAGATAACGCAAGAGTGAGTTAGTTATAGTCCAATTTGTGCATAACTTGTCGGATGCTATATACCATTCTCGTAATGAAATTAAACTAGAACCTGAATCTGGACTATTCACTAATTTTATATCCTCTGGTATTCTCACTGTGGTTTTCATGTTACCGCCTTATATACTCCTATCCAGAACCAGACTAAACCTATAAACCCTACAACACGACCCCCATTGTAATAATGGTGTTCTTTGCTTGTGCTTTCTTTTAACTCGTCAGACATAGGGTATCTTACTTTCCACACACAAAAGCCATCGCAGAACCCTTCGACAAATGCATGCCACTCTTTGTGGTCACTGAGAAATTCCCGAAAATTGATACCCTTTAGCATTATTACTTCCAAGCCAATAATATAGCACCGACTATCCAGACATTACCAGTAGCAACAAACCCAAAACGGAAGATAAATACCACTCCGATTACCACCATAATACCTGATGCTATTAACTTCCAATGTTTCATTCTTCTCCTTTTATAACCATAGCTCACTTCTCTTTTGGTGAATATGAATTATCCGAGCCTTATGCCAGACCCTAGTTTCCATTAAAATCCTTTTTACCAAGATAGTATTTTCAATGCGAGGAGTAGCGAGGTAGTGATACATAACCACAAATCCCATTTCCTTACACACTCGCACTGCCTCTGCCACATAAGTTTTGAACTTTAATTTACCCGTGTTGTAAAGCCTTTTGGCATAATCTTCATTGTAGGGCGGGTCTAAAATAACTAAATCAAATCCATTATTCCTAAAGGGCAAATTATGAGCATCACAAACACAATCAGGCTGAACTTCAGGGTTAATATCACCCCTGATACCAAACTCAGCTTTACCCCCAAATGGATGTAGTATCCTGTCTCTTTTAGGGTCTATATCGAGTAGCTTTAGTAACTTCCCTTCAAAATGTAGAGGGAAACTACCAATATATTTACTCTTATTGGGTCTGGGTAATACCCAAGCCAATGTCTCAATCATTCTGCGCCTTTTGTTTTTCTAATACCTCGCTCTATAAACCACTCACCTACAACACTAATCGCGAAGATACGAAACCACTCAACCGAAGTATAACCACAAGCCTCACCCACAGCGAGTCCGCCTAACCCAATCACCAGCAGCACCATTGCTAATGGTCTAGCATTTTCCTTAAACATTCTCGCTCTCCTTTTCTAGCTTCTCTCGATTAAAACGCCCACCCATAACCATATCTTTAACTACCTCATCTTCAGTCATTTCAAGGTAGCAATTTGTACAAACGGCAAACTCGCAATCATCATTTGGTTTGCCACACCTTTTACATATACACATTTCTACCTCACATTGTCATTGTTTTCCGAGACTTCTCTAAAGTCATTTCGTGATTGTCTGGGTCTATAACTATTCGGGGACAACCTAAAGTGCTTGGTGGTGTCCCCCATCGTTCCAAATAACAAGGCGGAACTCCCTGCATATAAGCTCGCAGCCAAGCCCCTGTCATTGTGGCGATAGTTTCAAAGCTCTTAATCCTTCCACCTTTCAAGACTAGCCGTTCTGGTATATCTGGCGATTCCTGCCCATGCAAATGACCCATTAAGACTATGTTAGCATTTACAAAGGTCATCGCCAGTCTAAGAACTGCTAACGCTCTTGCTCCTGGAGTCCTTGCAGAGCCTTCGCCATGTCTAGCGTGAATTATATAATCGTGAGTTTCAGTGCCACGCCTGAAGTTAAGCCGTAGCATACATTGAACACCAGCATAAGGGACTTTATCCCAAGGTGGAGATGTTTTCCCATTCGCCCTTTTCAAGAGTTCCTTCATCATATCATAATGATTATACCTACGAATGGATGCCTCATGCCCTCCCTCGATTAGCCCAACACATTTATCCCAAATTGGCGATAGGATTTCATCTAATTTCTCAAGCTGCGTTGGCCCGATATTATCCTCATTCCCTTTCATCCAAGGGGCTAGTATTGCCCCATCCCACCGCTTAAAATCGGAGGGGGTAACAAGGTCGGCATAATCGCCCATACCTAGCCATAAGGCATTAGGATCGTCTTGTATCTCTTTAACCTTCGCCTTTAATAACTCTTCATGGCAGTGTATCGGCCCAACATGACTATCACCTAACCCATAAAAGGGGAACTTGTCAGGTCGGCTATATTCAATTACTTTATTTATGGCTTCCACAGTAAGCTATTTATCTTCTATAATATATCTACCATATTGGATTTTGTTCCAAACTCTTTCAAACAGGAAATGTAATGCGAAACAAGAAAATTCAATTAAAACCGCAAAGCCGAAGGCAACCTGAATGTCTAGTCCTGCCCAGCGGTCTAACACGAGTGTGGACAGGCCAACCTCTAGCATACGAAAGGATATAGCCTTTAGCAGCGATCTTTTCCTTGTCTCGTTTATACTATGCTTCACCCTCTACCCCCAGCCAATCATTTTCTTGAAAATACCTTCTTCACTATCCCCATTGGGAATATTTTATTGTCCGTGAAAGTATCCTTGCCATCAGAACCTTTCTTTATTGTTCCACCTGAAATAACCATTACCCTCTTATTCTTCTTTGTTAAATAACCAACATCTGAGCGTAGAATCGGCTCTAAATTATCAATCGCTTCCTGTCTTAAACTCGCCGATTCACTCCAAGCATCTTCCCATACCACTTCAACTATTTCCATTTATGTCTCCCGTAAAATTCGTCCACTCGTCAGGATATTCATATTCTTCTTCTATCAATATGTCATCCATTTAATCTCCTAGAATAAGGAAGAGAGACTTCACAAAGTGTCGCCTCCCTCCATAGTAATAACTCCAAGTTAAGAGAGGGGTGTTCCCTAGAATAAATCCCAAGGATAAGCCCCTCATAACAAACCTCGCCAATTCCCCACAGGGAATGACGAGGAAGATTCGGTGCTGGCTCAAGGACTTCCACCTTGAGACGCTCAGGTCTGCGGCGTACTTCCCAAGCGTAGTGCCCATTACTGCGTCTTTAATGAATTTCGCCACCAGCACACGGCATAACGATATACCCGTTGTCAATTTTACCACGAATAAGATATTACGCAACTTTTCTAGCATTTTTCTGCGTTATCCCCTGAATAGTCCTTCTACTGAGGTTAAATTCCTCTGCCAGTTCTTTAATAGTCCTAACCTTAGCTTGTTCTTTAATCTTGGCATTTCTTAGAGCCTTCATAGCTGAAATTGAGGCTTGAGACTTTCCTCTGCTTCTCTCAAACACATGGATACATTCAGGATAAGGACAGTTACGACATATCTCTTTATCCTCTTCAGTGTCGTTTTCGGGTTTTCCTTTAATAAACGGACAGTCCATCTATTACCTTCTCAATGGCTAGACAAAGGGCTAGGGCTGGATTGTTATCCATTCCCAAATACTCAAGAGGGTAGAACTTATCTACCCCATGACTTCCCTTAGTTACATGAGTTAGTGTTATTCTAGTTGTTCCCCTATTCCGAAAGCTATCATCAGTAACTATGGAGATTTCATACTCTGATTGTATCTTCGGCACAAGCCACTTAAAGCAGGCATCAAGGGAATCGGTGAAGTCGGGAATACAAGGGAATGGAACATAACCTCCTGCCCTGTGGCAATTCTCGCAAAAAGAGTCAGTAGTCTTATAACCACAGATTTCATCAGTCCAATCATGCTTTATATCCCCCACCCACTTCGCCAACTACTCATTCAGTTTTTGTTTCTCTTGTTCTGTCATTTTATTATCTCCTTTTTAGCTATAAACGTCTATTCCTTAATTCCGTAGCGAGAGTTCCCTAAAATACGCATACGTGTCGGGCTTACTCAACACCCCATTCTTGGAGCTGGGCGTTCCATTCATCAATATCAACCCCTACAGTACGATAAAAGCCCTCGACCTTATGGCAAAGAAATTGATTATGCCTCACCCAATCCACCACTTCCTTTATCCCTACTTTCCTACCCCCATCATAGCCAACCATAATGGCGTTGCAAAACCACCCCAAGACATCATCTATCTCACATTGTGGGAATCGCTGGCAAAACTCCTCACTCCACCTTTTCCCATCCATTGTATCCAGTAAATTTTCTTTAGCTTCCATTTATTCCTCCTTTTTGTCTTAATAGTAAGGTTTCATTCTTTCCATCCATTACTTATCCATTGGCTATATGCAACGCTCTTTCTTCTCCCCGAAATATAACGCATCGCTCTCTTAATTCTTTTCCTAACTCTTTCATAAGGGACATTAAACATCCTGGCAATACGCTCATCCTCATACTCATCATAATACCGAGCTAAACATAAAAACCCATCTTTGCCAACGCTTTCCAACCTCATCTCTAGCTCAACTTTAACCATACTAATCATCTCAAAAGCTGCGTGATGGCTTACACCAGCACGGCTCATTACATCTTCTTTGATAGAGAACGGCCACTTCCCTTCCTTGATAATATTCCAATGACCAGGTTTTAACATCCATCGCGTTTGCCATTGGCTAAAATGTATTTCCCAAGGGTAAGGTAAATCCTCTCCTTCTATTCTTCTCATTTCTTCCCAGAACGAGGCTTCTCCTTCATAATCTTGCTAAGCTCTGCTAAGTTCTCGATTTGAATATCTTTAGACTTCTGCTTAGGTGGTATCCACTTCTTACCTGTAAGTTTTTCATAAATCAGACCTAGTTTCTCTTTGTTCTCTTTAGATAGCATTTCCCAGAGTTTCGTCATTTCCCTATGTTGCCTGCGAACTAAACATTAGTTTAGTAACTTCCTATTGTAGTAAAATTTACTGTCATCGTAGTAAATAATACTGCTATTCCTCAGAACGAAGTAGGGAGAGAATCTCTAACCGACAATCCTCAAATGCTCCAAACTCAGGTTGCTGAGATATTCCATAGTCAATATGTTTAGGGCTTCTACTACCCATATAAGGATTCTCCACTTTTTCTATCTCCTCGCATATTAGGGTAAGAAGATTATCAGCTTCTTTGAGTTGTTCTTCGCAAATATCCATTCTTGGCCGCCCTTTATCCACAGGCGTTACCCCAACAATGGGATATAAGTCATTACATTTATCCCGCAATTTGCAGGTTTTACAAGCTATCCGTTCTCTCATTATACCTCCTTCTAAATCTTTTTACTTGCAGCCCAATACTTGTTAAATCTAGGCAGAAACCATCCTTGGTAACGCTTGCTAACTAGAAATAGAGGAAGGGTAATTTCGCCAAGGCATAAAAGTCCTAGTGCTATTACTGCTTTTTCATTTATACCTCCTCAAGTTGTTTTATCTTCTGAGTATAATACTCTTTGAGTTTGGTTAGCTCAGCCGCATTAAACTTCTTTATCTCCTTGTCTATCTCCTCTAGTTCCACATCTTTTCCTTCGCCATATAGACTTACTATCTGGCGGCGATATTCCAGGGTATTACCTTTAAGATTTATATTGCAATTATAACACTGGGCGTGTGTCCCGTCTTCTGAGAATAGATTAGCGTTATGCCGACCAGGAATAAAGTGTCCCGCTTGAAGTAGCTTAAAATGATACCTCTTTCCACAGGTAATACAAAGCCCGAAACTAGCACAGTTCGTTGTCCTCAAGCAATCCCTCATACGGATATATTTGCTGAAAATTTCCCAAACTTCCTTCTTCAACTTCGCTACGCTTTTACGCTTGGGTTTCTTAATCATAGTAACTCCACTTATAGGTGAGTGAGTTCTATTTTGTATTCACCCTCGCCTGTTTCTGTAATTCTAAAATACCAATCTGCGGGCGCATCTGCTTCCATCTCACAAATACGCTCAAGTGTTCTTGCAAGCAATCGGAGATAATCAAGCAAATTCCGTGAGGTTTTCCATTCCTGTATTAACTCCAAAGAAATTATCATTTGCATTTCCTCCTTTCTATTTTCATAACTCAACCTTTCTTGCCTAATAGAGTAAATTCCTTAATAGCTTTATCAAATTTTTCCAATACCATATCTAAGTCTGTCCTGCAAAAAACTGCCCACCCATCCTTGCCATCGAAGATAGATTGATTGTATTCCTTCCGCCTCACATCATTGGTTGCACTATCTATTGTTAAATATTTGATGAACAATTCCCGTAGTGTAGGTTTTATCATTTCTTTACCCCCAATAGAGTATCCTTAACATCTTGGAGTTGGGCTTGGGCTATTCCTCTTAACATCTCTAAAAACTCTAGCCATATTCCTGGTAGAAGTTTCTCCGTGTCCTTTACATATATTAGTTCACCTATTTGCTCATCCCCTATCACTTCCAGCTTCTCTATTTCCTCTTTGCTTACATAGTTCTCTTTGATGGCAGCAAGGATTAGGTTAGCAGTAATAATTAAGTAGTTTTCACAATTAGGAGCATCTTCCTTACCGTAAACACTTGCTACATGTTCATTAAAAAGAGTATCAACCTTACGGTTTTTTAATATCCCAATTATCTTCTCTCTTAATTCCTGTTCTGTCATACTAACCTCCATGGGCTCTTAGGGATTAGCTACATATATCTATAATCCAATCTATTTTCACGCTGTGCTTCCTCATAAGCCTCTTTATTCATCTCGAACATTATGTGTTGTGCTTCAGCCTCAGCAGCCATTACCATAGCATCATCTTCCTGCCTTTAATCATCGGCACAATTACCACAGATAATAGTGTTCTTATCGGGTTGTATAAATTCCTGTCCGCACTTAATACACTTCATTTCATCTTCTCCTTATCATTCCTTTAGGTATTTAGACTCAATAATTGCCTTTCCTTATATTCTAAGTACCGCCTATGCTTACAAGTTAGGCAGACACGTTCACCGCTTGGGGCAATGTGGGTATTATTAGACGTATAAGAATGCCTATATATACAATGAGTTTTCCTAAAATTTGTGGCTGCATTGCCAATGCCACGCAATATGTTTTCCTGTAGCGTAACGACTTCTAGGTGGTCAGGATTAACACATTTGCGGTTTCTGCAAAGGTGGTCAAGCGTCATGCCATCTGGGATAGCTTCCTTAGCTTGCTCATAAGAGAAACGATGAGCTGTGACTAATTTCCCATTGAGGTAGAATTGTCCGTAACCCTGAGAGGTAATAAATCCTTGCCACTCCCAGCAACCAGAAGGTTGCACTATGACCTTAGCCATAAACCTTTTTAGTGGTTCCTTTACTTTCATTTAACCAATTCCTTTCTAGGCAGATGAGGAAGGTATCTCAACTTAATAGTGTTTATTAGCGGTTCTAGTTGAGAACCTAAGAGGTCGCCAGCTTCCATATCTTCCAACATCAAATTCCCTATGAGACAGCAAGCTAAACTACCAATATCTTCTGCCACATTTTCCTTTGCCTGCTGGACAATAGGCTCATAATGGGCTACGCAGACATCGAGCTGGGCTTGGGCTACCGCCTTTCCCACTGTATATCTATCCACAAGACCCCAAGGCGAACCCATATCAAACTTAACTGCACTCATCTGCTCATCACTTAGCATAGGTGGCTTCTCTTTGTTCATTTAATCCTCCTTTATACCCTCTCAGTTTTACTTGGGTATTTGGTTTTGAGTTCTTTCCACCATGATTCACCTACAAGAACTCTATCCACGCCTTCTTCAATAAGTTTACCCATCAACTCTGCTCCCGTCTCCTGCCTTGCTATCTGGATAACAAATTTTGCAAGCCTCACTAGCAAAACTGGTCTGTTATATAACTCCAGCATAAACTTCTCTATATCTTTATCACTCATCACAGGTGGCTTCTCTTTCATTTATCCTCCTCTTTCTTTTCAATAATTGGATAACCCAGTTTGGGATTATTGCAGCTCGGACAATACCACCAACTTTCACCGCGTACTAAATCTACAAATACCATAGGCGTTCTACAAACTGGACAGTTCATTTAATCCTCCTTTATTCCCCACTCTTTTAACTTAGAATTCCATATCTCTTGGTCTATGTCAAAAATAAAGTGTCCGCAATCATAATCTGATTCACTTAATACCCACTCTACCACTTCCTTTATCCCTGCCTTGAGGGAGACATTATCCTGTTGTTTGGCTAGTTGCCATAAAGTATTTTTAATGCCTTCAATGTCCATAGCATTACGAAAGTTATAAAGTGTTTCCGCTATATCTATTAGCTTCCAATCTGGTAATATCCGTTCTTTAGCTTCCATTCTTACCCTCCTTAATAAACGAATTTTGCCCCGTTTACTAGACTGAACTTGAACTCCATATCGTTAGGGTTTTGACCCTCGACAGCCCAGTTCTTTGCTTTGATAATCTTTAACGAGCCTGCATCAAGGGATAAATACAAGCGAGGTTTTTCTAAGCTAAATTCTGCACCTCTACCTAGCTCAGCACCTCGTTTCTTCTGAAGTGCGATCACCGCAATACCTTTATTTAGCTTGTCAAATATCGCCCTCAACTCTTCCGCAATCTTAAAGAACTCACCGCTCACAATCTCAATATAATCAATGATGTTTATATCGTCTGGATAGATGACATCAGCAAAGTTCATTGAGCGTTCCCTTGCATCAAAAACCCACTTGTCCGTGTTCTCAAACTTAGACAACCGTAACTTCAGTTCCTCTGGCCCCATCTCCGAAGAGTAGTAATGAATCATATGGTTAGCCATATTGAGTTTAATTAAGTTCAAAAGAAAAGCTGTCTTGCCAGCATTCGGGCTACCTGCAATAACAGCGATATTCTTCGGATACATAAGGGCATAATTCTCAAGTTCGAAAGGCCAGCTTATCTTGAACACATCAGATATATCCGCAATCTCCCACTCAATCACAGGTGAGTCGTGTTCTATACGCCTAAACACTCCATTCTTGGAAGGATGCCTTTGCAAAACCCCCTTGCGAACAAGGCGATGTAAAATCTGCCGTCTGTTTGTTTTATCTCCATCTGTCACGGTATGTAACTCCTTGTCACACTCCGTCACGCTAAAGTATCCTTGAGTAGTACCTATAAAATCACCGATGCGTTCTGAGAGAGTTGTTCCATCCGCTGAGCTATATACCTCTTCTACGCAAGCCAAGGCATCAACTCTATTAACTTGGTAAAGGTCTGCTATTGCTCCCACAATATCCACGGCCTCCCGAATATCAATACCACCAGTCCTAAACCTCCAAAGAACATTTCTTATCCCTGTCACGCTTTGTAACGATTTGTAACTGTCAGTCACTTTCTTATAACGCCCCTGTAACGCTTCCGCTCATAAATTTCCTTAAAAGATAGGAGCTTAAATAATATATCCCCTCCCATCCCTAATTACTATCTTATAGTAATATCTTATCACTTTAGCTTACGCCCATACCCAAGTTCATACTTATCTCGGACTTGTACCTTTCTGCCCTTTGTCATCTTTTTTATATCAGACTCACGATATACCCAAATGCTCTGTATTAATTCTGTGCGGAAATTGACCTCGTCAAGGAATGAATGAATTCCTGATACATCTAGCACCATAAACCCATCCTCAACTATACAGACTACCCCTACATAATTTTCCTGCTGGTTATCCTTGCCCATGATTAAAACAGATACAACCCTCCCTTCGTAAGATTCAAAATTCATACTACCCCCTTTTTACTTCAGGCATTCCTCCTAGAGAATAAGTATCAACACCCTGGATAGGTGGTAAGTTCTCAATATCTCTAACTTCACTGGCTCTCCACTTCGGGGTATCAATAGGAAACTGTTTCGTAGCATCGCAGCCTTCGTACATACACCTGCCGAAGCTGTGGCTGTCTAACCTATAGTGGTGTTTATGTTCTTTCATGGGGGATTACTTTAACAAAGCCTACCTTGAGCATAGCCTCTTGGGCTTTTGAAGATGCTCCCTTAAAACCTTCGTAGTCCCTCTCGTAGAGGTAGGGCAAGCTCTGGTCATCTGACTTTATCTCTACAAGGGAGAGGATTTGGGTGGCTAATTGATATATGTCTTGTCTTTCCCCCTCTGGCAAGTCTGTCCAGTTGTCGCCTCCATACTCGTCACAGATTTGAATTGCTATCTCCTCTCTTGCCTTTTCATATTCATCCATTTTCCTTCTCCTTTTCTAGCAGTTTATAAATTACCCAGAACGATAAAGCCAGTGGAATACTTAGTTAATTTTAAGGCTCGCTTCCATCTAGGCCATTTCGCCACTTTCCTACGGGCATTTTGGGTAATCTTTATTAAATCCTGAGTCCCTTTTACATATTCCATTTTAGTCTCCTTTTCTCAATCTGCTAACATTTTCTTTAGTCCGTCAAAGAACGCCTTGGTAGCCCTTAATACTCTATCTGTATCTACCTTTCCTTCAGGAACATAATGGTGCTTTTCTAGTTCAATAGCACCCTTAAAGGCTACTGCTTGCAGAATGGCATCATCGTTCTTGGAATAGCGAGGTCTAGTTTCACTACTTTGGGCTTTTTCCCCAGACGGTGAAATCGCAGCTTCCCTTCTCTTGTAATACCATCTCTCCTTCACAGGTTTCATCAATTCCACTTCAAAGGGCAATTCATCGCCTTTTAGATAAGTGGGTTTAGTCCATTCTACTAGAGGGCTTCCAGATGGTGTGCCATCCTTCTTGGGTATAGTTACTTGCCAGTATGAACTACCATCTGTTTTCTTTAGCTCTTCGATGTTTAATACCTTCATTTTAAATCTCCTTAAATTAGTTTAGCCTTTTTGTATCGGCGATACAGCTTACTTATCTCTTCCCGCCAATCACCATGAACTTCATAACAGATAGCATCTTCCCGCACCGAATGAGCTATTTTATAAATAGTGCTTAACTTATTTGCTAACACCCTTATATCTTCAGGGGGTAAGTGGATTGGCCTATCCATAACTGTATCATATTCCAATCTCTCGGAAAGATCATCGGAAACCAATGTCTCAATAAGAGATATTGCTTTATCCTTTAGCTTCATTTAGCCCTCCTTCAAAGCTACTTTATACTTAGCGTGTTTATCAACATAATCAGGGCAATCACCCGCACTAGCCTCTTGGCTATATTTATCACTCTCCCAAGGATGCTCCCTACAATTCCCTTTCCACGCTCTTGTTGTGTGCCACTGGATACAATTTCGGCAGAATCTTATCTCGTTCATTCTTTCTCCTCATTCACCTGGTTTACAAAAGGGTGCGGGTTGTCCAGAACTATAATGGTTAGGATAGGGCATAATACTATCTACTGTCTCTACCTCTTCCTTCTCTAGGAATACATCTTTATAGGTACAAGTCGGCATATACCAAGTAACTCCCGATAAGCCAAACCTACCCGTTTTTATTTCTTTGTAATATTTACAGTCCCAACATTCTTTCTTTGTCGCTGTCTCATTCATCGGGCAAGAGGTTATTCCTTCTGTATCAAATTTAAGTATGGTCATCGCTCTTCCTTTTCTGCTTTAATGCCATTTGACAGGATAGCCTAGCCCGCTCCTCGTATGATTCAACAGCTATCCAACACGCCTTATACTGCTTACTCCACCACGCACACTCTTCTTCCTCGCATTGGCAATAAGGTATTAGAAGTGTGCCATCAAAAGTCGTATTTTTACCAAACTTGAATGGGCAAATCATTTCTCCCTCCCTTACTGGTTCTTATACGCCTCTAGTTTTTCTCTATCTTCAGGGTAAAGTGCATCTATAAAGGCTTCTACAACCTTATCCTTCGCCTTACTTATTGCGTGCATACTAGGGTGAGATTGGGCGTTAATTAGAGTCTCTATGTCAACTTCTACGTTCTCAGCTATAAGAGTTTCGTTTTCTATCATTTCGCCCCCTTCTTATAGTAAATATAAAACGGCTTACCCACTGGTAAATCATAATAGAGTTTTCCTTCTATGTAATGAGTTTCTACATCAACCTTTGTAATACCATCTTCTTCCGTGAAGTAGAAATCAGCACCTTGGATACCACCAGGGACAAAATCAATCATAGGAATGAAATGGTATGGGTTTTCCTTAGAGATTATTCTTCTTCTAAAAGGAAAACCTTCTAGCCAATTCATTACACCTCCAGTAAATCGGGATTTTCCTTTATGTTACCGATGACTTCATGCTTATGCTGATTAAGAGGGTATCCTGTTATGCCACTCAATCTAACTTCAATGGTTTCTCGGTTGCTATCTTTAAATTTATAGTGTGCGTATTCCTTGATAAACCAACCATATCCACCTTCATAATCCTCATAGGTTTCGCCATTATCCCATTTACCAAATCTAACTTCACACAAGGCATAGCCAGCAGGATAGGTATATTTGAGAATATCCCCCTCAAATATCTCAACACTATTCTTGTCGGAGAGTCCTGTGTATAATATCCACTCTATTCTTTCTGTGTTTATCCAGCCTCCGTTAATTTGAAGTAAGTCTCCATTTTCTGCCCTTGCCACAAAAGGTATAAATTTATGGCGTTCTTTATCCCACGCTTTGAGTTTAATCTCTCTCATTTATACCTCCCAAGGTAGTTCACTTTTCCTTGGTCGCCCCCGCTTGCCTGTCCAATTATGGTTGCTTATTATCTGATGAACTCTTTGGCGAGAGATCCCACCAAAGAAAATCCCCATTTCCGCATACGTCCACCTTTTATAAGGTGGCCTGTATTTCAAATAAAGCATCTGTTCCCTTTTATTCATTTGCTTGTCAATAGTTTATCATCTATAAAAATGCCTGTCAATAGCCATATTAAAGCTATTCTGTTCGTAAAGTCATCGGCAAAAAAGAAAATAAAAAAAGATTGCCGAACCTTCTGGCTCGGCTTATGCTCAAAGTTTGGGACTCATACTCATTATTTGGAGCATAGGGCATAAAAAAATATTCCCAACCTTACGGTTGGGTTACACTTGAGGCTGATTTCCGTGTCCTCAAGATTTATTAAAATGCCAAGAAAGAGTCAATTTAATGTAATAACTTTTGATGTTTAGTAAAATCCATATAGTTCCAGACTTAATCCCTCCTATTTTCCTGAGTTTCATTTATGCTCATAGCTAATTTTTGATTTAATGAGGGTTGGATGCCCCCTTGATACATCTCTCTATGTCTTATGCTGCCAATGCCCTCTAAGCAGTCTCTCAGGGCGTGATTAGAGCAAATCCCTAATATCTCTTTAACCAATCAAAGTCTTTTCTTTTAGACTGCTACTCCCTTCACATGAGATATACTTGCTACAGCTATCCCCTTTTTATGAGATATAGAAGCAGCAGCAATGCCTTTGATATGAGAGATGTTAGCCCAACCTTCTGTTGTCTCACTCCCAAAAGCAAAAGAGGGTTCTGTGGCTGTCCATTTGCGGACTATAAAATCATCTATCCATGTATCTAGTCCACTAGATGTACCAAGGAATCGAACTTCATTCTCATAAGTTGATGCAGTCACCATCGTAGCATTTGCCTGTATTTCTGCATCATTGTGCCATATATCAAAATTGGGCGTAGCCCAAGAAAAGTCATTAAATTCAACTAATTGCCATGTGTCTGCAACTATATTATCTCCCGTATCATTCCATCCAGTATCGTAATACTCTATATCTTCATCTGTGTCATAAACAACCTGTGTATGATAAGTGCCATTCCCATGAATCCAATAAAACTTAGAGGCATCCTCTTTATATGCCCGAAGGCGAATAGCAATGTTATCACTTGCAGTGGCAGGGATAGAAACTATTGGTAGAGTTGCACCCCCCTCTAATTTCATACTTCGAGTACCTGTATATCCAGTTACATCTCCTATGTCTTGTCCTGTAGAAATTTCTACAACGCCTTGTACCTCAGTCCAACTTCCTCCTATTTCATCACCATCATTACCTCGCTCAAAATTATCAAAGACTATAAAGGTAGCTGCTCCATCAGTGACTGCGGTTTCTGTTCCACTATAATACATATATAATGTAGCGTCAGGTGTGGCGTTATTCTGCACCCAGACAGTAGCGAGTCCATTAGGAGTAGTGCCTGTTATACTCTCAATCCAATAATCAAGTAATGTTGAGCCATCAGCAGCGGTAAATCTCAAATCGTCAAAGTCAGCAGCAACATGACCACCACAATCAACCTCTTCACCTGATGCCCCAGAGGATTCACCAACTAGAACCTTTGTCTGGTAATCCGCATTTTCGTTTGTTACTGTTATTTCTTTACGGTATGTCCAATTTGTAAGCCATGCCATAGTCTATCTCCTATCAATCTATGCAAGTGTTATCCAATCATTCTCAGGACAGAAGAACAAATCTTCGGCTGTGTTTCCATAACCGACTATCCTGACTATATCTGTAGACCCAGAAGGTGCAGCTACTTGAACATCTCCTAGTGTTGTCCCCAGGTAAACTGGAGCACCTACTGTTAAAGCAGGAAGCGTTGCCGACCTTATCTTGCCGTATAATAGAATCAGCGTGGCATCGCCATCACTGGCAGCAGTTTTGACGCACATTCCCAGCTTGAAGTTGTGTCCCGTAGCACCATCGTCAGAACCCGCTAGTTCCCATCTAGTATCTGCCGTTTGGAGATAGACTATATCTCCAATAGCCAATGTTGCTCCTGCCGTACCATATTCTATTATTCCTGAGAAATGGGCATCGGCACTCAGAACGGTATCTAGTTGGATACACGTATCCTCCGCAAGAAGAACATGATTCGTGGCTGATATGTTTAGGATACCACTGGAGGCTATGGTCATGTCCGTACCATCGCCCTCAATCTTTTCCCCGTCATTCCCAAATGTGACACCGACAGCAGAGGGGATATTAACATCATCGGTTGCGGTAAGGTTGATGTCAACCCCTGAATTGATGGTCAGGTCTGTATTGTTACTTTCAATCTTCTCCGCCCCATCTCCAAGATGTAATCCTATATTAACAGGGATTACAACATCTGAGGCTGCTGTAAGATTGAGTTCTCCGCCAGAGGTAATAGTGAAGTCGGTATTATCAGTCTCAATATGTTCTCCACCATCACCAAATTTAACTCCTATATTTACAGGTACGATAACGTCTGCCGCAGCAGTCAGATTGATATTATTACCTGCTATGGTAAGGTCAGTACCATTGCCTTCTATCTTTTCTCCGTCATCCCCAAAGGTCAATCCTATATCAGCACCTATGTTAATATCGCCCGTAGCACCAACTGTTATATTCAAATCAGTGCCGTCAGACTCTATCTTTTCCGCACCTGCAAACTCCAGGCCTATGTTTACAGGAATGTTCACATCTCCAGCAGCAGCGGGGGTCAAAAGAATATCGCCTGCCCCTGTAGTGATAGTCAGGGCTGCGTCATTGGTAACTGTATCAGCGGTTAGAACTAGTCCATCAACAGTAAAATCAGAAGTTGCATCAATCTCAGTCCCTATAAAGGGTTTCGTGGCTTGTATCGAAGTTGAGTCATTGAACTTCAGCATATCCGTGTCAGTGGAAGGCCCGATATGTAAATCATCATCCACAGGTGCAATATCAAAACTCGCAATAGTCGCATCTGAGTCGCCTTCTACGTGGAGTTGTATCTTCCCTCCGGCGTCAGCATCCGCATTGAGAACTAATATGCCCTCGTCAGTATCAACCGTACCAACAGTCAGGGTTTGCCCAGCGAATGTAAGGTCGCCATCCCCCTCTATTGTGCCATCTCCTGTCCAAACACCAACTTGGTCATTAGCAGGAGTGCCTACCTTAGATACATCCCCAGTACCAGCAGCCCCCCAGGAAATATCCGTACCGTCTGTAGTCAACACCTGCCCGTTAGTACCAACAACCAACTCATCCCATTTAGGGGTAGCGTTACCAATGATAATAGAACCCCTGGTTACAGCATCAGCTACAGAATCGTTATGCGTTGAACCATCAAGAATAGCATGAGCACCACCAGCAACGCCTAACTGGGCATCCGTACCAGCATCGTTAGTAAACCATAACTCATTAGGGGTTGCGGTATTTACCCAAACCTGTCCTTTCCCTTCTACATCGGCTTCAGCATCAGCTTGTTCTGTAAGGAATATAACACCGCCGTTTGTTATATCCTGTCCGTTTATGTCAAAAGCGGATGTGGCTTCCCCACTTAAATCTGATAGGGTTTCGGCATAAGACCTCCCCTCGATTGTATCGGCATCAGTAAACTTTGCAAAGTCGTTATCTACGGGTGTTCCACTTGTATCAACCCCTGCCATAGCTGAATATCCGAGCGATGTCCAAGCAGTAGTGCCATCGCCAAACTTGGCTTTATTGGTATCAGTTTCTAGCCCCCATTCCCCTGCCAAAAGAACAGTGTCATTTGATGTCCAATTAGCTGCCGTATCCCTTCTTTGTTGAAATGAAGTAGTCATATTGAACCTCCTATGTTGAATCTCCTGAGCTAAAAATTAGTCTTGCATTATCAGGTGCTGTTTCTTCTGATACAACACCAGCATCCCAAATCGTATAACTATGTGCCCCAGTAGCAACATGGTCATAAGCCCAATTAGAAGATACAGGAGCAGCAGTCGCTCCGTTCACAGGCGTATCATCTACATTACCAGTATGCAAAACTGCATTTACACCGATGGCTATACCACCCGATGTAACTGCGATGCCCTTATTAAAACTAAACCTATTAAGGCTTTCATCCCAGAAAATAGTAGGGGAACCAGACACACCTATAAATAATATATTTACATCCTCATCTGTCGCTGGCGAAAAGTATACCCCATAAGAAGTATCAACACTATCGCCTGAACCTAGTGCAGCATAAGCATCCCCAAGGGCATTGTAAATTACAACTGTTGGGGCAGTATAGCCATTAAATTCACCCAAGTCGGCATTAAGAATACTCTGATCTCCTATTACAAACACTGGAACATCCGTAGCTCCACCGTCAGGAAGTGCTAGAATCAGAGCGTTAGCATTTGCATCTGCCGTCTCCCAACCCAGAAAGGCAGCACCACCAAATTTGAAGAACACATCGTCATTTACACCAGTAGAACCTGAAAATGCCACAGAACCATCTGCTTTAATTAAGCCAGCACAACTCTGCAAAATCCGCCCACTATCATCAAAGATTGCTATTCTATTCCCATCAAAGATTAACGAATAATCTATCCCTAGACTTAAATCTTGAGGCAGTATTTTTCGTGCCGTGCCTCCACTTGGGAGAAGATAGAGATTAATAGCCTCTGCCGAAGTATTGGTATTAACTAGAGTAATAGCAGCAACCACTGTAGAATCAGCCGATGATGTGTATAAATCACCCTTTGAACTAGCTAGTTGTCCATCGGCTAGTTGCGTAATCGTAGTGCCAACAACGCCATGTATTGTAAAATCCACTTTAGAAGCGGTTGTAGTATCGCCCTGTAGTTTATCCCCATTATCTAAAACAAGCATTATATTGACCTCGACATGATTTGTCCTGTATCGTCTATAACAAACATCTTATTCCCGTCAAACATAAGCATATAATCTGCTGCTAAATCCATGTTTTGTGGTACGAGCCTCCTCGCTGTTCCCCCACTAGGTAAAAGATAAAGATTCACAGCCTCAGTAGAGGAATTCGTGTTCACAAACGTCATTGAGGCTATTACTGTAGCATCTGCACCAGAGGTGTAAAGGTCTCCTATTGAACTGGCAAGTTGCCCGTCTGCTAATTGAGTTAAGGTCGTTCCTACAACCCCATGTATTACATAGTCCACTTTAGCGGCTGTAGTTGTGCTCCCTTGTATTTTGTCTGCGTTATCTAATGCGAGCATAGTTATCCCCTTACAAAACTAAAGCCCACAGCATCGCAGCCCCATGCACTCCTAAATTATCCAGAGCTGTTGCTGCGTCTGAAGCTCCTGTTCCTCCATCCGTAATCTCCATAAATCGAATAGGAAACCATTGATAATGTCCATTTCCTGTAACACCACCCCACATGACATGATAGACAGTATCCGTTTCCGTAGGGATAGTTGTAAATGTAGCCTGTCCATAATCGTCTATTCTTTGTTCATCTATATAAGCATGGGTATCACAACGAAAAGCTCTTATCCTAGCTTCGCTTGGTACTCGTCCACTACCATCATATAAGTCAGGTGTTGTAAGATTTCTTGTTGCCATTTAATCTCCTAGTACTAATTCCCAAAGAATTGCAGCAGCGTTTACACCAAGATTATCCCTTGCGGTGGCTGCTGACCCTGCACCTGTACCCCCATCTTCTATCTCGTTCACTCTAAGAAAGAACCATTCTTCTTTCTCGGCTGAAGTAACACCTCCCCATATTGCATGGAAAACTATATCTTGCCCTACGGGGAGTTCATCAAAAGTACAAGTCCCATTTTGGTCTGTTCTTTCCTCCTCAATAACCTGATGGGTGTCAGTTCTAATAGCTCTAACCCTTGCACTCTTGGGTCTTCTACCGTGGTCATCCATTAGGTCTGGGAAATCAAGTGAATAATAACCATCTTCGCCACCCACTCCACCATAAATCTTCCAGATTGAATCGCTCTCATCAATCTCCCAAGAGAGAAACGGATAGCCGTCATTTCGGTCTGTCGTGGATTGAACTATGTCCCAACTAGCATTATGGAATGTGCCGAGCGACTTCATCAGTTGAGTGGTTTTCCCAGTACCACCATCGCTTGAAGCCTGTCCAGAGGTTTGAGTATCCCAGAAACAATTTGTTGCGGAAACATAGTTGCGTCCAATGAAACCTCCAACATAACTCCCACTTCCAGTAACAACTCCAGTTGAGTAACAATTAACTAATACATCAGACCATCCTGCAAACCCACCCACATAAGTTGTACCCGTTCCTGTAGTTGCTCCTCTTGCATAACAGTTTGTACACGTTCCCTCTAATTCTCCCCCAAAGCCTCCAACATATCTATCACCCGTTACATCGCCTGTTGCATAACATTTACTATAGTTTGTTTCACTATCACTTGTGTCAATATCACTCTCCCCCACAAATCCACCTACAGCCCTATAACCCGAAACATCTCCTGATGCATAACAGCTAGTGAAGGTTGTATTTGCCTCACGTGTATATCCCATAAAACCACCAATATAGTAGGAATTACCTGCAGCTGATACATTACCAGTAGCATAGCAATTAGTATATGTCGTCCCATCGCTCATATCCTCACCCGTAAATCCCCCTACTCCGCTTAAAGCACCAGTTCCCCCAGTAACGGATGCTCCGCAGGAGCATGAATCAAATATAGGCGTACATATACCTCCACTCCCAATAAGTCCTACAATCCCACCAGTACAAAGGTCACCCCCTAAAACAACCCCAGAGCTTACCGTTAAGTTGGAAAGCGTTGCTGTAGTTATGACAAGATAACCAATGACCCCCCCTACATTATCATCACCTGTTATACTAATATTCGTTAGGGGAACATCTGTAATCGTTGTATCATCGGCTGTCCCAATAAATCCACCAACAAAATCATCTCCAGTAATATCAGGGCTAGACAATGTAACATCCTCGATAGTAGCCCCATCTGTATAGCCAAATAAACCGACTTCATCCTCAGTCGGTCTATTTATGTATAAATCGGAAATGGTATATCCCTTACCATCAAAGGTTCCCGTAAACTTACGGTCAAGTGTGTAACTGACTCTTATATAAACTTGTGTTGTCCTAATCCAACCATTACCATAATGAGTATGCCAGCCGAATCCTTTGATGCCAGCATTTATATCCCCAACTGTCCAGACTACTTCGGTTGCTGGATTTGTGTTAATAGTCCAATATTTAGTGGCGTATGATGTATTGGGAAGTATATAATCCCCCGTTGCATAATCAACGGAGTTTACTCGTAACACACCGTAATGCCTATTAGTACCACTTCTTTTGCTACGGATGTATAAACGTACACTTATATCAGAGGCATCATGATCAACATAGACGGTTGGGGAAGATGCCTCGTACACAAACCAAGAGGCATTTCCTATGTTTTGTCTATTGTAGGTAGCATCTTCATCAGGTGAACCCACAGCGTCGTCTATTTTATCCCAATAGACACCATCGTCAGGATATGTATAAACATAATCACCTTCAATACGGAGGTCGTCTGTTGGTAATATATACGTATAATATGTAGTTACAGAAGTTCCAATAGGGTCAAAGCCTAAACCACTATTCCAGCTTGATGTAGCAGAGGCATCTATATTATTGGCAAGTTCATAATGAGCATCAAGGTCATCTTCCATAGCTTGGAGGTCATCTACATCAGAGATAATATAGGGGTCGCCTACAGTTCCACTTCCTGTCATCTTAGAACTTCCTCGCCACGTATGGCAGCCTGCATAGTTGCCTCTACCTTTTCGTCAGTCAGGTTTTCCTCATGTAAATCCACGACAATATAGCCATCATTTACGAGTCTTTCCCTACCTAGTTCATCCCTAGCCTTCGCCTCAAACGAACTGTGGTAATAAGAACCCATAATTCTTAGGGCAATGTTCTGTAGTGGAAGAATAAAGTCTATGGTCGCACTCCCCACTTCCCCAGCAATGCCAAACATCGTCTCTTGAGATTCAAAAGGGATTTTGTTTTTTGCGAGCCAGTCGTAAACTTTCTTCTCTAGGGCTGAAAGGAATTCATAGATTCCATTAACCACGTATGAGTTCCTCGACAGCCACTTGTACTGTGCCAGTCCTACGAAGCATAGCCCACTCTACATTCTCAGCTATATTGGCTATCTTTACACGGTAAGAATCACCGTGCACCGAGTCTCCCGAAGGATAGAATAGAAGCATAGTGTCTCTATCCTGCGATGTATGCAGGTTACCCATGATTGTCTTTGAATCAGCCTTTCCGACCACGACATTAAATGTCCATCCTCTTATTCTCTTAGTCCCCACATCATAGTCAAACTCTAAGGACTTTAATTCAGGTGTCGCAGTGGAACTGTTGGTAGCACCATCTACAGCGAATTGGATAGATTTGAATTCTATCCCAGCACTAGAGCCAAACTCCAAATCTGTCGGACTCGGTGAACTAGCAAACGAACCTAACGATGTCCAGTTTGAGCCTACTGCTGTGGCACAATTAGCGTTGGTTCGGTAGTTTATATTAAATTTCTTATTAGTATCACACCCCTTGGTAGTTGCTCTTAACCTGATTGCAGTCTTGTTGTGCGTTTCCAAAGGACGGAATACAGTGTAAACCAATTTCCCTGAAGTTGTAACGAACTCATAACTCCCGATTTCTGTTACATCAGCATTGTAATCGGGCATCATGCAATATTTCACACTTGTGCTTTCTCCCCACCACAATCTTCCGTTTGTATATAAATGAGAAGGTGAATAGTGAACACAGTTTATAGGGGTATTGATAGCCGATGTAGTATAAATCTGCTGAATACCACCTGTCGTACCGTGTATTTTGAAAATAGAACTTTTGTTCGCAGAGCCACCATTGACACTGAAAACCATCCAGCTGCCATCACCCGCTACACACATATCACTTACATATCCCTGATAGCCAGAGGGTAATCCGTCATTTTGGTCTGGCCCTATGTCGGTAACTAAAGTACCTGCGATTTTCTTTATGCCTCCTAATGTGGAGACAAAGATATAAGAGTTCCAGAACAAGCCCGCCTTTCCAGCGTTGCTGTGTCCTGTTAATTTAAGATACGGGTAAACCTCATTCACCCATGGGTCTATTGTCCATAAAGCATTAGTAGAATGGAGACAGAGCAAGGGTTCATCTGTTCTCTGTGACCTGGCTGTAAATAAACCGTGTACTGTCCCGAAGTCCTCAAAGAGTTCGCAGGAATCCCATGTGCCATCTACATCCTTTGCAGGAGAATAATTTAGCGTTGTTCCGTAAAAACCATAGAGCTTATTATCATGTAAGGTTAGATACCCCATGCACCCCGTCAATGCACCCCACGTTGTACCATCCATAGACTTCTTAGCACTCGTAGCGTCAGAGACCACTGCGTATGTATCAGTGGAATCCGTAACCACTATCGCATCTAGCGGACTAGCGATACCAGTTTCTCTTGGAGTCCACGCTGAACCACTCCACTCTGAAATCTTACTAGCCCCAACAGCATATGTTTTGCTCTCAAAGTCGAATATCCTTACGGGTGCTGCTCCAAAAGTACCTGCTGTATTAACTTTGGGGCCTAGAACAATCCCCATCTCATGTGAGCCATCCAAACTTTCAGACCAGTAACATTCTTCTGTTCCTGAAGATTTCTGGTACTTGTGCCCTATTCCACCACGCAATCCACTCCATGCCTCTGCCGAGCCTCTTGTAAAAGAAGAATACCCAGGTACTCCCGTTTCAAAACGAGCAGCCCTAGGGTTGATGTTCCTTCGTTGAATTGTTCCATCTTTGACTGTATAGTATTTGCTATCAAGTAAAACCTGTCCCATTATTCAATCACATTCCTTGAGTTGGCATATGGATGTACTGGTGATCGTACCATAAGCCTAGCTCTTGTCTCCAAGCATTTGTTAAAGGTTGCAGTTAAATTATTACTCTCTATTTTAGAGAAAGGTAAAAAGGTAGCAGCTACTTCTACAAGCTCATGCGGGGGAAGAAAGATGTTATCCGTATCGGCAGTAATAGCAGCTTGACTACCCTGATATTCCAATTTAATCCTTAAGTCCTCCACTACATCATATTGTCTTTCATTAAACTTTATCTTTGGTGCATAGGCTTTAAGTATTGTGTAATCTTGGGAGGAGACTATATTCCCTATCGGAAACTTGCCATCTCCTGCTGTTTCAGAATCTACAGCAGTTATTGTGCCACAAGTCTCTTCACTTGTCTGCCCAGTAGCAGTTTCAGCCTCTTCAAATGTTCCGTCAACCTCTCTTACTCTAATATAAGTAGAACCCGAATAACTTACTAATCCTGTAGCACTAGAGGAACTTCCCACTACTTGTTCACCTAAAGTAAATGTGTCTGAGATTGTGCCTGTAAGTTTCACTCCAGACACAGAATTCTCAGTTGTTACTCTCCAGATATACAGAGCATCAGTCGGGAGTGCATATTCATAAGTATTGATATAGCTACCCGTAACATCGTTTCTTTCTGTTCTAGTAAGTGTAATAGTGGTTGAATCAGCTAAGTCAACATAGTATTTCTTAGCATAAAGGGCAATCGCCTGATTGATAGCATCTCTTAATTCAATAACATAGAATAACCAATGAAATTCCAATAACGAGCTAGTGTCATAAGACGAGGTAGCATCAGGGGTAACAGTCACTACATAAGAGGCAAAATCGCTTGCCAGATTTGAAGTCCCAATATTCGTTCCGCTATAGCAATAAATCTCATATTGATGCTCATTAAAGTAATCATCAGCTTTCCCATAGAATTGAGGTGGGTTAGTTGTGGCTAAGGTAGCTGTAGACGCAGTCCCAGCCGATACTGTAGCTAGAACGCAATCATCCATCATCCTAGATAATCTCTGCCGTATTGTTTTTTCATATTCACTATATAATGCCATGTCTTACTCCTGTTTATTTTCCTCTTCGAGTTCGGGTAATAGTTGCTCCAAAGCCATTGCTGCACCCAAATGGGCTTTTGAATCATCGTTTAATCGCTGTGCTGTTTCTTTATATTCCTGTATTCGTTTCAAGAGCAATTCTTTGGTAATCATATAAATCTCCTAATGAGCCGTGTTGTAAGTAGGAATATAGGTTGTCTGTGTTCCTATCACAACTTTTATCCAACCGTCAGCCGTGCTTCCTCCATCTGCATCTGCCGTTGCAGCATCGTCTGGTACTCGTAGAAATGCTGTTGCCAGCAAATCTGTGTCAGTTCCCCCATCTATTAAGTAATCAGCCCCCTTAGCACTACCACCAAGACTAGCTGTAGTACAATAGATGAACGCATCCATTTTCAAACCACTTCCACCTACTGCTTCATTTTTGCAATAGACTGTGGCGTGAGTACCTGAAATTGATTCATCACTCCTTGTTTGCATATGAGCATTGACGCAAACAACATCGCCAGACACGGTTAAACTAGAGCCGATAGATAAATGCCCAGTCAGGGCTCGAATATTGGTTACTGTAGCACTCCCGCTTGATACCTTGGCTGTGAATAAACCAGCCTCAAGCAGGGAAGCCGTCGCACTGTCGCCCATATCCGCTTCGCACCTAATCCCTCTACACGCTCCCGAAGAAGTTCCTGTACCTGACACAAACATTCTAAGACCATAAATATTACCGCTTGTAGCCGAACAGGTACGGTTAAGATATATAGC